TCCTGCTTCCGCGCCTTCGATCCCAAGGTGCGAGCAGGGTGCGTCGACCATGTCCGAACAAGAGACGAGTGCGCCATCGACGGCCGAACCGAACATAGTAGCGGAGGTGTCGTTTGAAGATACGATGTATGCCGTCGACGCCTACGCCGCCGCTGTCGGTAGGGTCGCTCATGAGTGGAACCATCTGCACGAGCGGCTTGGGGCGCTTTTTGTCGCCGTCACCGGCATGGAAAGAAACCTGGCTCTCTCAATTTGGTATTCGGTCAAGAGCGATCGCGCTCAGCGCGATATGCTCAGGGCTGCCATCGACGTAACCAATTCACAACGCTCGGAGCGACTTCCCGAAGCGCCCGACGATCTTCAAATGGTGCTCGATCGCGCCAACGAACTCGCCGAAGCCCGCAACGATGCTGTCCACGCGCCATGTTCGCTCTACATCGGGGGGAGCGGTTCGGAGATGACGGCCTCGTTTTTCGACGGAAACCCGCGCGCCAAGAACCTTAAAGGCAAAGAACTGCTCTTCGAATTCGCGTGGTGCAATTGATGTTTTCATCTCACTCTCTTTTGATCTCGCTTCTCGGCTTGGCGGCGATACCAGGTCCGCCGTGACATGCCGAGCTTGAGCCAAGGCTTCTTGGCTTCGTTGGTTTTGCTCCGATCCTCGATCCGAGGACCGCCAATCTTGGTGCGTTGCTCGGCGGATATCATCGTCGGTCAAGCTCCTTTGCCGCCGTTTCGATTTCCTCTGGTGTTAATTGCCTACTACCGGGACTAGCGGTCTTATAGCCAAGGCTCTCGGTATCATAATGCCAACGCTCGCGCTCTTTGACCGGCCATGTGATTGGCCCGTATTTCGCTGCCACTAGCTTTTCTTTGTATCCCTCTAGTTCTTTGGCGTAATTTATTGGAATGACTTTAACATAATTGGCGTGATCTTCTGGAGACCACGGAGGATTCCTTTTGCCTCGCCTTGGTCCCTCGGTATACTCTGGCGTTCCAAAGTCATATGTTCCGTTAGCCATCTTTGCCAGGTCCTTTTCAACAATGGCAACGGAGTATTGCATTTTTGCTATCTGCTCAATGCGCGTAGCTTGCTCCGTAATTGCAAGATACGTGGTGAAATGATTGACGAACAGATACCATACTTCCGTGTAACGTGGGCCTAAGAAGTCTGCCGTATCGTTCTGGATAACGAATGCTATCCGTCCTTCAATCCAATGATATGCCTTGTGTGGATTGTCTGCGATCCTCTTTGGCAATTCTTTAAGAAACTCCGCGCGCCTCTCGGCGGCTTTGGCTTTGCGTCCGAAGATGTCCATTGTCGTGTTCCCCGTCAGTGTTGTGCGAGAGCGCCATCCGCTCTCCAGTTGGCACCGACATGGCACAGACCTGGCACTGAGGTTTGCGCTTTCGGGCCAATCGGATGCTAGATGCGGCCAGGGGGCAGGCCGGCGTCGTGGGCCGTCGATCGCCGTCCTCTCAACCCTCCGTACTGGAACAGGGGCCGGGGGGGATGAATCAAACTTTCGATCGCCTCGAGGTGCGGGGTCCCCTTTCCTTCGCTAAACGCTCACATCCGGGCTTTAAGCCGGACGGACGTACGCCCGTACGCCTGACAACGGCTGCAACTTGGCTAACCTTGCCGGATGCCGCGCAAGTCCGCCGCTGCCTTGTCTTTGGTCGCTTCCCGAGGTCGGGAGCTTGAGCCGCCGCCCGGTCTTTCAGCCGCCGAGCGGGTGGCGTTCGCGAACGCCGTAAGGAGCGTCAAGTCCGGCCACTTCGCCCTTGAGGACGTGCCGCTTTTGGTCGCCTACGCCTCGGCCACGGTGCAGGAGCGGGCGATCTCTGGCGAGCTTGATGCGGCCGAAACGGAGACGGCCAAGGCAGGCTTGCGGGCGGCTCATGGGCGGGTCGCCGGAAGCCTCGTGCGGTTGGCGCGGGCGCTGAGGCTTGGAGCCATGGCGCGGACGCCTCCGCCTACTCGTCAACGTCGTTTACAGGCATCCACGATCGAGACGAGCGCCGCTCCGCCATGGGAGTATGAGCCTGACGAGACGCTCAATTGACGCGGGCTGAGCGGAATATCCGCTGGTGCGAGGCGCACCTTCACCTGCCCGAGGGGCGCTTCGTCGGCCAGCCGCTCCGCATGGCCGAGTTCATGCAGGACGATTTCCGCGCCATCTATGACAACGAGGCGGGAACCCGAAGGGCGATCATCAGCCGAGGTCGGAAGAACGCCAAGTCGACCGAGTGCGCGTGTATCTTGCTCCTGCATCTATGCGGCCCCGAGCATCGGCTCAATTCACAGATGTATTCGTGCGCGCAGAGCCGAGATCAGGCGGCCGTGTTGTTCAGCCTAGCAGCCAAGATCATTCGGCTCTCGCCCAAGTTGCAAAGCGTGATCACCATCAAGGATACGGCGAAAGAGCTTCTCTGCGGCGCGCTCGGCACGAGCTATAAGGCCTTGTCGGCCGAGGTTTCGACCCCCTACGGGCTGTCGCCCGCGCTGACGATCTTCGACGAGCTTGGACAAGTCCGAGGTCCTCAGGCGCGCTCTATGAGGCGCTTGAGACGGCCAGGGCGGCGCAAGCCGATCCGCTCACGGTTATCATCTCGACGCAGGCGCCGAGCGACGCGGATCTCCTGTCGATCTTGATCGACGACGCCATGGCTGGACATGATCCCTCGACCGTGCTCCGCCTCGACACTGCGCCCGAGGCCGCCGATCCATTCGACGAGGACACGATCAGGCAGGCGAACCCCGCGTTTGATGTTTTTATGAATGCGCGCGAGGTCATGAACATGGCCGCCGACGCCAAGCGCATGCCCGCTCGCGAGGCGGCCTTCAGGAACCTTGTCCTAAACCAGCGGGTCGAGGCAGAGTCTCCGTTCCTCGCCCGCGAAATATGGATGGCGTGCGCCGGCGCGCCGGCCGATCTGGCGGGGCGCGAGGTCTACTGCGGCTTGGACTTGTCCGAGGTCTCCGATCTCACCGCCTTGGCCATGATCTGGCGCGATCCCGTGAGCGGCGAAGTGAGCGTCAAAATGACGTTCTGGTTGCCCTCGGAAGGTTTGGCCGAGAAGTCAGCCCGCGACCGCGAAACCTATGATCTTTGGGCGCGTCAAGGGCTCCTCGAAACCACGCCAGGGCCGACGATCTCTTACGAATACGTCGCTCAATATTTGTATCGAGAGGTCTTCGCTAAGCACAAGGTGGTCAAGCTGGCGTTTGACCGTTGGAATTTCGCGCATCTTAAGCCGTGGTTGCTTGCCGCGGGCTTCGGCGAGACGATGATCGCCGAGCGCTTTGTCCCGTTCGGCCAAGGAACGCAGTCCATGAGCCCAGCTTTGCGGTCGCTTGAGGAATTGATCCTCGGCCGCAAGCTTCGCCACGGCAGTCACGCGGTCCTGAATATGTGCTGTGCGAATGCGGTTGTCGAAGGCCCTGACGCCTCGAACCGCAAGCTGTCGAAAAAGAGAAGCTCGGGCAGGATCGACGGCATGGTGGCCTTGGCGATGGCGGTCGGCGTCGCGCCGCTGTCGCCAACAAAGTTCGATCCGTTCGCGTTAATTGGGTAAGCGCGCATGAAACCTTCTGACTTGGACGATCCCGAGCTTCGCAAGCTCGGCCGCCGTTGGACGCTCGAGGCGTACGACATCGCCAGCGAGTTAGAGGACCGCGGCGCGGACGCGTCGCAATTGTTGCTGTCGTACAAAGACCAGGACGCGACGCGCCCCCATACGGTCACGCTGCCGACAATGATGGTCGATGTGATCCAGGCGATCTTACTCAGCCTACCGCGTCAGAAGGGGGAGCCCGATCAGCCGCTCGGCGAGAACGTCACGCGCTTGCGGTTCCGCGAGGTCTTCCGCCTGCCAACGAAAAAGGCCGACCGCGTGTGAACGCGGTCGGCCATAAGTAGGGCCCGCGCCAGAACCCTTAGGCGACTGTTTTTTCGAACATGCCCCCCGGCCCCTGTCTCCGTACCGAAGGGTAAGGCGGCAGCGCGTTAGGTCGACTCAATGACCCCTAGTTGAAGACCCGCAGGATGCGATTCGAGGGATCGACGAGCACGCGGTGACCGTTGACGAAAGCTGAACCCGTT